ATGAGGAACGCACATAACGACAACGAGCCCTTTACCTTCCGACCGATCGGCGCGGTTGCAGCCGCGCTAATCGATCGCCTTGCATCACAGCAGAACCAGAAACGGCCAGATGAAGAACGCGAACCCGACGGCGCAGAGAAGCAGCGCACCGAAGCAGAGCAGAAACAGCACCGCGAATACGTCGAAAGCGGCTTGCAGCGGATCTCCGCGTTCGAGCGGCGAGCGCGCGGAGACTGACGCGCGCATGGCCGAACTAATCCGCTCGTTCTGGACGCCGCACGCGAGCGGCTTGAATAAGTGCGGTGGTTGATTGCCTTGTAGGGATGCAATGTCTTCGCGCCGCCCATCAACGGACGCGAACCCGACGGAAGCCCCAGGCAATCTTTCTGGAAACCGGCCCCACCGCTGGCCGACCGGATCACCCTCCGCCGGGTAGTCCGAATTTGGATGCGTCGTCACGCCGCGCTCTCGGAAGTAACGAGCTCGTCGAAGAACTCAGGGCAGAGCTGTTCGCGGGTGACGCGACGGTTCAGGCCGCGTTCGATGGCGAGCGCCATTCTCGGGCTCACCTTTCCGCGCCATTTCGCCTTGTTGATAGCAACCTGCGAGTAGCCGCTCAGAGCGCCGAGCTTTGCTTCTGAACCGGCAATGTCGATTGCTTGTTCGATCGGAGATTTCTCAATCATGCGGGCATCAGATAACATTTGTTATCGGAATGCAAGCACTAAAGTTATCGAGACCAGCAATAACTGCGGTTATATATTCTCTTGCATGGAACCCGGTAACATCATCCGCCAAGCGAGAGAGCAAAAAGGCTGGTCCCAAAAGGATTTGGCGGACCGGGTCGGCATTTCTCAGCCGGCCATTCGGAAGATTGAGGGCGGCTCGACGGTCAAGTCAAAGCACCTGCCGAAGATTGCGCAGGTGCTGGGCCTCGATCTGCAGCATCTCGACGAATCGCTTGATCAGCTCACCAACGTGGAGAGCCAGGCGTTTTCGAGCACTGGCGATGTGAACCACCACCGACCAGCGTCGGGCATCCTGGAAATCGACGTGCGCGCTGGCATGGGCGGCGGTGGGAGCGTCGAGGGGCGCGAAGTCGTGCATAACGGCCGCTACAGCGACCCGGTGAAAGAGGAAGCATGGCACTTCCCGGCCCGTTTCCTTAGGGAAGAATTGCGGGCTCCGGAGAGCCGCGTTCAGATCCTTGAGACCCAGGGCGACAGCATGGCGCCCACGATCCTTTCGGGCGATCGGGTTATTATCGACACCGGCCACCGCCTGCCCTCTCCCGATGGGATTTACGCGATCCGCGACCGGTTTGGCGCGATCGTCGTGAAGCGGCTGCAGGTGCTACGCCGCGGCGAGCCGCCAACTATCCGGGTCATCTCCGACAACAAAGCGCACGATAGCGAGGACGTCGGGGCCGACGAGATCCACATTGTCGGTCGCGTGCTTTGGGGCCTAAAGCGGCTTTGAGAGGCCCCGCGGCGATGATGTCACGCGGCCGGATGACCCTTCTCTGCATGGCGCTAATCGCGCTCGTCGTCGCATTCTTGGAAATTTTCGGCCCGGTCCACGTCCGGCATTAGACCAGAAATCGCATTGACTTAGCGTCCCCGCCCCCTGGCCGTGGTTATTGCCGCGTCTTGTCCGATAACTTTTCTTATTGACAGTGCGATAACCTACGTTATTGTTTCCCCATAGCCCAGGGGAAACCGATGCCCACTGACCAGTTCACCAATCCGGCCGACTTCCTGATCCTCTCTGATGGATCGGTTTCGCTCCGCAACGTGATGCGGGCCGCGCACCAGAAGGCGCGGCGCCGGGCTGCTGAATACGCCGAGTGGTCGGCTCGGCAAGACCCCCGCGATCAACTCGCCGTCCCCTATTCGCAGTTCTTCGCGGAGGCGATCCGCTGGGCATGGGACCGCGTCCGCATCACCCGAAACCTCATCCGCGAACGCGGCTGGCACTGGTACCAGCCGGAACGCGTCTCCCTACCCCTCGCCGCCTGACAGGAACTAACAGCTATGAAATCCGCCTTGAAACGAGCCGGACTAATCGTCCTCACCATCTCCGGCGTTGCGCTCTGGCTTTGGCTCGCCATCCCCGCAATTGCAGGACTGTTCGGGGTGACGTCCTGGTGAAAAACAACGTCATCCCATTCAAGAACCCGCACGGGCGCACGATGCCGGCCGCCGATCCTTCAATGATCCGCGCGAAGGCGTTCGCAAATTACTACGGGGAAGAGCGGCGCCGGGGCGTTGATCACGAAACCGCCCACCGAAACGCAAGCAAGCTCATCATGGCCGATTTCGACCGGCTGATTGCCACTTTACGCACCACCATGAACGACGTGAGGTAATCGCGATGTCAGACGCAGCCACCAAGCGGGTGATCAAACTTGAAGCCGCTCTAAGCCTTATCCGCGACGGCCTCGCCGACACTGGCACAGGCCGCCACCAAGGCAAGCGTATGACGCGGATTACCAAAGCTGACGCCTATCAGCTGGCAGTCGCCGCACTCGACGAAGAAGGCGACGCCTATCAGCCGGCATACGACGCGCTGCATGATTCCTTAGCCGATGCTGCGAAATCGATCGGGGAGGTGTCGCCGTGATCCGCGAGATTGTCGCTCACCTCGACGCGACAGACCTTCGCGACTTCGTCGCTATCGTTCTGTTCGTCTGCACCGGCATCGTTTGGGCCGCGATCGGGGCCGGCGCATGAGCAACGGCAACGCTGTCTCGGTGCGCCGCTACGAGGCGCGGATGATGGAGTGTTTCGACCGTCTGCCGCGATCGGCGCGCGTCGCCCTCGCCTCCAGCCGGTTCAACTGGATCGTTGGGCATTACCTGCGCGCGTTCGAGCGTGGCCAGAGCGCGCGCGAGATCGTCGCGCGCATCAAGCGAACGGACCGGATCGAGAGCGCCAGGAGCCGCACCGCGACGTGGGGGGACGACTATCCGATCCTGCGCGGCGAGTTGAGCCGCATTCCCGCAACCGAGAACAAGGCCAACCGGAAATGAATGCAGTCGATCCGCAGCTATCCCGCTCCCTCGCGAGCGAGAGAGCCCGCGCTACTCGCGCCGAGATGTACGCCGATTGGATCGCCCACGACTGCGACGGCCTCGCCGCCGCGCTCACGATGCCAAGCGTGTTTCCCGAGACCGCGGCCACCCTCGCCGAAGCCCGCGGCCGCGTCGCGCTGGCGCTGCACCACATCGACCGCGCCATTGAGCGCGAGAAGCAGGCCCAGGCCCAGGAGAGCAACCACCAATGACCGCCGAAGCAACTACCGAGAACGTTCGCCCCATGCGCGCCATGACCCGCCGCAGCGCCGCGCCGGCGCCGACCGCGCCCGCCGTCCACTCGCCTATGGGCATCGTCGCTGCCGCGCTGGCGACCGGCAACGTAGAAATGTACCGCGAAGCCGTAGCGCTAATGAAGGAAATGGATGCCTTTGCGGCGCGGAAGGCGTTCAACAACGCGCTCGCAGACGCCAAGGCGGAACTTCCGATCATCGAGAAGAACCGGCTTGTTGCTTACGATCGCAAGACCGGCGGGCAGACCCGATATTGGCATGAAGATCTTGCGCAGGTGGTTGACACCGTAGTGCCGATCCTCGCCAAACACGGCCTTTCGCACCGCTGGACGCTCGCTGGCAAACCGGGCGAGCCCGTCACCGTTACTTGCGTCATTTCGCACCGCGACGGGCATTTTGAGGAAAACAGCCTGTCGGCCGGCGCTGATACGTCCGACGGCAAGAACGCCATTCAAGGGATCAAGTCGACCGCATCCTACTTGGAGCGGATCACCCTTATGGCCTCGCTTGGCCTTGCGTCGCGCAGGGATGATGACGACGGCCGGGCCGCGGGCGGCGCCCAACACGATGCAGAGCCCACGCCGACCGACGCGATCAGCGCTGATCAGGTCGATTACTTGCGCGAATGCCTTGCCGAGAAAGGCAAGGCCGAAATCGCTTTCCTGCAATGGGCAGCGTCGCGCGGCTGGTTCAAAGATCGGGAGATGAAGCTCGAACACTTCCCCGCCACCCACTACGGCGCTGCCGTCAACACCATCGCACAATTCAAGAAGGCTTGAGCCGATGAACGCAATTGTCACGCTCGACAGCATCATTGAGCCGCCGGCAGGAATGCCGGCATTGACCGCAGCCGACCTGTTCGGCACCGGGAACGTCGCGCAGATCGTTGAGACGATCGAAAAGCAGGTGCGCGCCGAGGCGTTCGACGTCACCACCGAGACCGGGCGCAAGCACGTCAGATCCGTGGCCTACAAGGTGGCGCGGTCGAAAACGATTCTGGACGAGATCGGCAAGGAACACGTTGCCGAAATCAAAAAGCAGTCGGCCGCGATCGACGCCGAGCGGAAGGCCGTGCGCGACCGCCTGGACGCCCTCAAGGGCGAGATCAGCCGCCCGGTGGACGATTGGGAAGAAGCCGAGCAGAACCGTGTCAGCAGTCACGAGAACGCGCTTGTCTCGATCATCGAAGCCGGTCGGAAATCCACCTTCAACGAGACGCCAGACGAGATCGCCGCCGCTATCGAGCGCGTTGAGGCGCTTTGCCGTCGTGACTGGCAGGAATTCCATGAACGGGCCGAGGCTGCGGCGAGTGAAGCACTTCCGAAGCTGAATGCTGCCCTTGCGGCGGCGATGCAGGCCGCAGCCGAGCGCGCCGAGCTGGAAGCCCTGCGGCGCGAGAAGGCAGAGCGCGAAGCCGCAGACGCCGCCGAACGCCAGCGGATCGCCCAAGAGCAGGCCGAGGCCGAACGCAAAGACCACGCCGAGCAGCAGGAGCGCGAGCGTGCGGCGCAGCTCGCCGCCTGGAAGGCCGAGCAGGAGGCCAAGGCAAAGCAGCAGGTCGAGGAAGCCGCCGCTCGCGCCGTCGAGCAGGAGCGAGCCCGGCAGGCCACAGAGCTGGCCCAACAGGAAGCCGCGGAGCGCAAGCGCCAGGAGAACAAGCGCCACCGGGACCGCGTGCACGCGAAGATCCGCGGAGCGCTGATGGAGATCGTTGGCGACCAGGACGCAAACCGCCTGATCGATCTCATCGCCGCCGGCGACGTCCCCCACCTGTCCATCACCTACTGAGGCCCGACAATGGCAATCGAGATCTTCGACGTTGAGCAGAACTCCCCCGAGTGGCACCGCGCCCGCATGGGTATTCCGACGGCCTCTTGCTTCTCTCAGATCCTCGCAAAGGGCGAAGGCAAGACCCGCCGCAGCTACATGCTGAAAATCGCCGGAGAGATCATCACCGGCGAGCCAGATCAAAGCTGGGGCGGAAACGAACACACTGAGCGCGGCCATGCGATGGAGCCCGAGGCCCGTGATCTGTACCAATTC